GCCTTCGGCGGCGCCATGTCGGCCACTGGCGGCGGCTTGGGGGGTGGCTGATGTTCAAGATTCCTGTCATCGACGCGCCGTCGGTCGCGCCCAACAACGGGCCCGAGGCGGGTGTGTACCGCTACCAGGCCGACAACTCGATGTCGCAGGCCCTCACCGAGGCCGGGCGCAACCTCGACCGCGGCTTCAACCAGTTGGGCCAGGGCGTGTCAGCGTCGCAGCGACAGATGCGCGAGGAGGAGCAGAAGGCCCTCGCCGAGGCCGACGCAGTCGCCGAAGCCGACGCGATGATCGCGCTCGACGCGGCCAACGCCAAGTCGCTCGAGTTCCTGCGGCAGCAGCGCGGGCGCGACGCCAGCGCCGAGTCGGCCGCCACCATCGAGAGCTTCGACAAGAACCGGCGCGACATCGCCGAGCGCCTCACCCCGCGACAGAAGGCTCGCTTCCTCGCCCGCAGCGCCGAGTCGGTCATTTCGTACCGACGCAGCGCAGAGACGCACGTCAGCAAGGAGTTCGAGGCCGCACGCGAAGGCACGATGAAGGCGCGCATGGGGCAGGCGCTTGCGCAGACCGAGGCCGGGGTTCTCGACTTCGACACCTGGCTCGCGACCTCGCGCAGCGCCGAGCAGGACATCCGCGCCAACGCGCGCTCGCCTGAAGAGGCTGACGCCGCGGTCGAGGCGTTCCAGTCGTCCATGTCCTTCGCGCTCGTGAAGTCCCTCCTGGCGAAGCGCGACTTCGCCGGCGCCAAGGCCTTCATGGACGGCAACCGGAAGTCACTCGGCGGCCAGGCGGAAGAAGCCGACCGGCTGTACGCGCAGGCGACCGAGGCCCAGCGTCGAGACGACCTCGCCGCCCGTGCGCTGGCCACCGTCGACGACGCGGCGCGGCGCGCCCGGGCTGCCGGCGACGGCTACATCACCGACACCGAGCTGCGCGAACTGGTCGACGTCAACCAGTTCGACGCGGAGGAGCAGCCGCGCATCGCGCAGGCGCTCGAGCAGCGCGCGCGGGTCGAGGCCGCCCGCACGAAGGACGCCATCGAGCACCACCGCTCCGAAATCAACAAGGCCGACCTCCACGGCACCCCCGTGCCCGGTGACTCCGAGGCCTTCCTCGAGCGCCACGACGACGCCGGGTGGCTGCTGGCGCGCAAGAAGCGACTGGAAGCCGAGCGACGTACCCGCATCCTGATGGCAAACCGCGCCGCCAACCCCAAGGCCGCGAAGGACGCCGAGCGCGAGCAGAAGCAACTCGACAAGGAGTTCCTCTCGTACCTGCAGGGCGAGCTCACCGACAACCCCAACGCCGACGTCGACCAGTTGCTGGTGGACTGGATCAACCGCGTCAGCGAGCGCGAGGGGAAGGGCGTCACCATCAGCGACCTGGCAAAGCAGGAAGGCCTCACCGCGGCGAAGAAGAAGGCCGCCAACGAGGCGAGCGACGAGGGCAAGGCGCTCAACCGGAACGAGCGCGACTTCAAGAGCGAAATCGAGAAGGCGGTACACAGCACGCTCAAGACGAAGCGAGGCGGCAAGGTCGACGAGTCGTTCGCCGCCGAGCTCGTCAATTCGGCGCTGCAGAGATACCGCTCAGACGTGGAGGCGAAAGGCGGCAAACCTCTCACCGCAGAAGAAATGGCCTCCATTCGCGCCGAGGCCGTGCGCAAGAGCAGCGAGGGTGGCTTCTTCGGCATCGGCGCGAAAACGGTGTACGGCGCTCAGTCGTTCAAGCCCTACCAGCCGACCACGGTAAAGATGCGCTTCAAGAGGCCCGACGGCTCGACGTTCGAGGAGAGCGTGCCGGCGGCGAAGGTGTCTGCAGCGAAACGCAAGGGTGGGGTGGTGCTCGATGGCCGGTGAGTCCTGGGAAGAGTTGCCCGACGTGGTCGACACCGCAGCGCCGGCGACGTCGTGGGAAGACCTCCCCGACGCAGACGCTGCCGCGTGGGAAGGGCTGGCCGACGCCGAGCCGGTCGACGCGCCCTCCGTCCAGGGCTTCACCGTCGACGACGTCACCGAGGCTGCGGCACCCCAGCGCCGGCGAGAAGACGCCGCGCAGTTGAAGCAACTCTTCAACGTGTTCGCCGACGAGAACGCCGACGACGCATCGAAGACGCTGCGGATCTCTCGTCAGCTCGGGCTCACGCCCGACGACGTGCGCCCGGCGCTCAAGGAGTTCGAGCGCACGGCCAAGGTGGTCGGGTTCGACGCCGACAAGTACGTGCGTGAGTACCCGATGCTCACCGAAATGATGCTGCGCCACCCGCACACCGTGCCGATGGTGGCGACGCACGAAGAGCTCGGCCCCATCGTCAGGGCCATCAACGCCGCCACCGACGTCTTCGACTTTGCGCTCGGCATCCAGAGCGACGCCGACAAGGCCGAAGAGGCCGCGTGGGCTGAGCAGTTCGCTGCGGACCCCGACGTGGCAATGAAGACGGACACCGAGCTCGCCGCCGGCCTGCGCAGGCTGAAGGAGCTCGAGCAGCGCGACGCACCCAAGAAGGTGATGAAGGCCGACACGGGCGACGCCGCGATGGTGCGCGAACTCTCCGAGGCGCACCCCATCCTCGGCGGGGCAATGGCGGCCGCGCTGCGAGCTGGGGAGCAGTACGACGCCCTGCAGGTGTCGAAACTGCGGTTCGAGCGCATGGTGGCCCTGGGCATGGGCGACGACGACACTGCCCGCGAAAAGGCTTTCGAGATTCAGGAGCGGCTCCTCAAGTCGCAGGCGGCCGACTACGGCGACGACACGGGCATCGCGCTCGACGTGCGCATCGGCATGCAGGCGTTCTCTTCGCAGGTCGAGGTGCTTGGGCAGAGCCTCAAGTTCGCCGGGGCTGGGGCCACCGCTGGTGCCGTGACGGGTGGTGCCGCGGGCGCGGTGCTGGGGCGCGGCTCGCCGGCCGTCATCGGTGAGGGTGCGCTGCTGGGGGCGCGGACGTTCGGCGGCGCCGGCGCGAAGGTGGGCGCGGTGTACGGCTCGTTCGTGCTCGAGACGGGTGAGACGTTCGAGGCGCTCGAGAACCTCGAGACGGACGACCACAAGCGGCTGACGACCGAGGAGGCCATCGGGGGCGCCGTCGTTGCGGGCTCCATCAAGGCGGGCCTCGAGTTCCTTTCGTTCAGCAAGTCGACCGCCCCGGTGCGGAACGCGCTGGCCAACCGGCTGATCGACGGCATCAAGTACGACCCGACCCTGCGCCGCATGCTCTGGCGCGTGGCCAAAGAGTACGCCGCGAGCGTCGCCACCGAAGGCCTCACCGAAGGCCTGCAGACGGCCGTCGACCAGGTGGCGCGCTACGTCTCGGCCTCGATGAAGGACGGTCGCGCACAGAAGGGCGACGTTCTCGACTGGAACGAAATCAACCAGTCGGTCGAAGCCGGCGCGTTCGGCGCCATGCTGCTGGGCGGCGCGACGTCGGCCGGGGGCGTGGCGCTCGACATCGGCCTGCAGTCGCTGCAGCGCGACCGCTCCGACATGAAGCAGCGCGCCATCGCCCCTCTCGGGAAGTTGGCCCAGCTCGACATCGCGAAGGACGCGCCGAAGGAACTGGCAGAAGCCATCCAGTCGAACAACCCCGACCTCACCCACGTCTACGTCGACGCCGAGCAGACGCTGCGGCTGCTGCAGAAGGACGGCGTCGCCACGTTCGAGGACGCCGTCGCAAAGGTGACGGAGCTTGCGGGCGAGGAAGCCGGGAAGAGCCTGGTCGAGGCGGGCACCAGCACCGAGGGGAAGATTGCCGTGCCCCTCGAGCAGTTCATCGGCAAGTTTGGCTCGAGCGAGCTCGGAAAGGCCCTGCTGGCAGCCGACACCACGGCCGACCCCGCGAGCCTCACGCCGCGCAAGAAGAAGCAGCGGTCGGCCGAAATCGAGAAAGAAGCGTCGGACATCGCGGCGCGCGAGGTGGCGAAACTTGAGGAGGGCCAGCAGTTCGAGGCCTACATGGAGCGGTTCCAGGCGTCGGCCGTCGACCTGATGGCGCGTGACGGCAAGTCGCGAGCGGACGCGCGGCGGCAGGCGCGCGTGGTGACGGCTCTGCACCGGGCGCTGCTCGAGACGCAGATGTCGGACTTCGGCAAGACGTTCTCCGAGTTGTTCCCGCAGGCGCCCGTCGAGCTCAACGCGGGCGACGAGCGCACCACGGGGGAATCGAGCAAGGCGCCCCTTGAGTCGGCGATGGCCGCCGCGGCGGCGATGTCGCGCGAGCAGCAGCTCGACACGGCGTTCCGTGACGACCTCTCGCCCCTGCTCAGCCGTCGAGGCTGGGATGCGACCGAGCGCACCCCCGAAACGCAGGTGGCGGTGCTGTCGGTCCCCGACGTCAAGGCCATCAACGACGACCCGAATGGCGGGCACGACACCACCAACCGGATGCTGGGCCTGCTGGGCGACGCGGTGTCGCGCTCGACGCAGAACTTCGCCGCTCGCAACGGCACCGACTTCCTGGTCGAGGTGAAGGACGAGGCCGAGCTCGAGGCCCTGCGCACGGCAGTGCAGGCGGCCGCGCCCGCTGGCGTCCAGGTGCTGGCCCACATGGGGCAGAACGTCGAGCAGGCCTACGCGACCGAGAAGAGCTCGACCGACGCCCGCCGGGCACTGGCGCCGACCGACCCGCAGTACGTGCTCCCCCGCGGGCAGACGCGCTTCGACACGACGACGCTCAGCGACCAGTCCTTCGTGATGGCTGAGCGCAGCCCCTCGCGTCCCCTCGGGAAGTTGGTCGACACGCAGTTCGGCACGCCGGCCGACTTCGCCACCAACGTGCTGCAGTCGCGCACCGTGCCCGGCGCGTTGAGCAAGGCCGGGTTCGAGCGCACGCCCGCCAAGAAGTACACCCTGGCGCTCGACATGCGCGGGCTCGCCGACGTCAACAAGTTCGCCGAGGCGGCGCTGCAGTCGCTCGGCATCGAGAACAAGAAGCTGGCCCAGCGTCTCGGCGACCAACTGCTGGCCCGCGTCGGTGAAGCCGCTCGCGCAGCGGGTGGCGAGGACTTCTACTTCGCGCACCTGTCGGGCGACGAGCTCGCCGCCAAGTCAGACAGCCTCGAGGAACTGGAGGGGTTCGAGCAGCGCCTGGTCGCTCAGTTGAAGAAGGTGAAGGTGTCGGCTACCTTCAAGGGGCAGCAGGTGCTTCTCACGCCGTTGCTTCGCAGCGGCATCGCCGAAGGCGGGTATGGAAAAGCCGACCGAGTCCTCAACGAGCGCAAGCGAACCGAGCCAGCCGTCGACAAGTCGGGAAGCGCCCTTGATCGGCTTCGACGAATTGGCGTTGCTGATGAAGGAACAGCCCAACGCCCGGCTGACAATCGGCAACGTGACGGTCGACCCGACGACGCCGGAAGAGGAAGCCGAGTTGAAGGCGTGGCGCGCGAAGGTCAGAGCGAGCCGACTGGCGTCGGAAGCGAAGAAGTAGCCCTTCCCGACTGGGTCACCGAGGGCATCGACCAGGACATCCTGCTGGTCGAGGACCAGATCAAGCAGCGCGAGGAAGGTGGCCCGCTGCGCGCGCAGGAGCGCGAGGCGCTCGAGGCCGGCTTCAACCGCAACGACGTCATTGCCCGCGCCCGCGAGCACATGGAGAAGTACGCCGGCTCGCGCGACTCCGCGAAGGCGCTCGAGCTGCGCGCCGCCAAGGAAGCCTTCCTCCGCTGGGTGTTGAACGAGGGCGGCCCCCTGGTGCCCAAGGGCTTCGCCGTTCCGCCGGGCGCCTACGCGGCCGACGAGTCCATCATCAAGGAAGTGCGCAAGTGGGCGCGCGACCAGAACGTCATCGACCCCGCCGACGGCATCGCGGAAATCGTCACGCGCGACGCGGAGCCCATCGGCAAGGAGTTCCGACGCGAGCGCAAGAAGATGGCGCGCACCCCCTACGAGCGCGCGGTGCAGGACGCCCAGCGCGAGCAGTTCGAGAAGGACGTGCTCGGTCGCGTGCGGCTGCGTCAGGACGACGCCGCAGCGAAGCGCAGCGCCAACTACGGGCTCGCGGTGAAGATGTGGCGCGGCGCGACGCCGGCCGTGCGCGCGAAGTACGGCGACGCCAACGCAAAGCAGCCCCCGGCGGCCTTCGTCGACCACGTCATGGAGACTCGGGGCTCCGCGCTGAGCTCGACCTACAAGAAGGACGGCTCGACGAGCGCCGCCGTCGTCAGTCAGAACGGCAGCAACCGACACGGTCGCGCAGAGCCGCCGGCGACGCCGGGCAAGGCCGAGAAGCAGGGCCGGGCGTTCGACTCGGTCGACCTCCGCAACGGGCGCGAGTCCCTCGAGGAGTATGGGCTCGAGAAGCCCGCCGAGGGCGAGTTCAACACCGTGCGCGAAATCTACGAGGCCCTGCAGGCGCGCCAGCGCGACCTCTTTGGCCGCATCGCGCGCAACGACCACAGCCCCGAGGCACGGGCGAAAATCGCTGAAGCCGTCGCTCGCATCGTCGAGAACGAGCTCGGCGCCGCCAACCGCAAGACGTCGGGCAAGGGCTGGTACACCGCGAAGTACGACAAGGCCATCGAGCACTTCACTCAGGCGTTCCCTGAGTTGAAGAAGCCCCTCGAGCGCCTGAAGTTCACCGCGTTCATCGCCATCACGTCGAACGGCCAGAAGGTGAGCCGCAACTTCGAGCACGCCGCCGAGTTGTGGGAGGAGTACCGGAAGACGGGCAAGTTGCCGAAGAAGGTGAAGGCCTCGCGCGCGCAGTCGATGATCAAGGCCTTCAGCCGACTCCAGAGCTTCATCAACACCCACGGCGAAGCGGCGCTCCCCGAGTTGCTCAAGGTGCGGCCGGTCGCCGAGCACCGAGAGAAGGCGCGCGAGTTGGGCATGGAGTTCACCTCTTCGTTCGACTCCACCGAAGAGGTGCCGTTCGCCAGCGTCATCATCGGCCCCAAAATCGGCACGTTCTTCGGCAACCTGGCGAAGCTGTCCGGCTTCCTGACGCTCGACATGTGGGCGATGCGCACGTTCAACACGCTGCGCGGCGACATCATCACCGAGGTGTCACGCACGGGGCTCGACCGCTTCAAGGCGATGGCCGAGGCCGAGCACGGGAAGCTCACCGACAAGCAGGCGATGCGACTGGCCGAGACGTACCGCGACGCGGCCGACGCCAAGAACTACAAGAACACCACGCCGCTCGAGAAGGCCGGCAACGAGCTCTGGAAGCAGCAGAACGAAAAGTTCAACCAGGCCCCGCTGACGGGCGCCGACCGGGCCTTCCTCATTCAGGCCGTGAAGGACGCCCGGGTCTTGCTGAAGCAGCGCGGGCATGGTGACGTGTCCGTTGCCGACATTCAGGCCATCTCGTGGTTCTACGAGCAGCGCCTCGTGCGTCAGCTCGGCGGAAGGGTGAAGAGCGATGTCTCCTACGACGAAGCAGCCAAAGCCTGGCTCGACGAGCGAGTTGAAGCCGATCGACGAGGCGACGCCCGAGGAGGTCGTCGCACTGGTGACCGCGCTGATGCCCGGCGCGCAAATGCCCGAGATGGCCAACGGGCAGACGCCGCAGACGAACGAGGAGTTGCTCCTGATGGCAACGACACCCTCGCCTCCCGAGGAGTGACCCGACTCCGACAGGACGAAGTCGAGCAGGCCGAGCCGGCGAAGAAGATGTCGCCGAACGAGGAGCTCAAGTGGCGCGTCGAGTCGCTGATGCGCGAGCACTTGCTCGTCGAGGGCTTCAAGTGGGACACGCCGTCGACCGACGAGCGCGCGCTTCAGGCGTGGCTCGACAAGGCGCCGCGCCACATCATCCTGTCGCCCGGTGGGCGCCGTGGGAGCGGCTTCATGCCAGTCGGCGTGGAGGGCGTGCGCGCGGACTACGTCCTCGACGACGTGCCTCAGTTCGCAACGAGAGAGGCTGCCGAGGAGTGGGTGAAAGGCAACTCGTACTTCACCTTCAGCACGCTCAGGCAGTTGGACCTCGTTCGGGCCAACCTCGGTGCCAACGTTCTCACCGAGAACGGGGTGCCCGACTTCAAGACCGACCGCTTGATGCCCGACGAGGTGCGCTTCACCGAGAGCAATGGCCGGCCCGAGTTGCGCCTCAAGGAAGGTGAGGACTGGGTCGAAATGGGCACCTTCTTTGAGCGCACCGTCGAGCAAATGCGGCAGGCCGGTGCGAGCGAAGAATTTGCGAACACGGTGGCTCAGTACAGGGAGTTGATCAACGCAGAGCACAAGCGCGACATCGCCTTGGACACCTGGCGCGACACGAACGGCGGCATCATCGAGCAAGAGGCCCTCGTCCCAGGCGGGGTCGTCTACTCCAGCGAAACCGGCAAGGCGTTCGACATCACCAAGGTGGAAGACGAGCCCTCGGTTGTTTTGCCGAACGGCACGCGCGCTGCTGCCAAGCCCTTCACCCCAGGTCGCCGACGCCCGTTCGCGCGCTACCACGAGTTCGCCGCGTACAAAGACACGCTCGACTCGGGCCACGCCGATGTCGTCTTCACCGACCCGAGCGGTCAAAAGTGGCTCCTGAGCAATGCCGGGTTCCTCAGCGCCCCTCTTGTCTCAGAGGTAAAGGACGACCCGTCGGTGCTCGGAATTGAGTCTGTGCCCCCGGCGACCCTCGTGTACGTCAAGGGCCGAGAGTTGCCGCTCCGATTTGTCGGCGAAGCGCAGGGGGAGTTCAACAACCCCGAGGGCACCGACGACCCCTACTACACCACGCTCCCTCCCCCGGCTCCCGTGCCACAGGCGAAACTGGCCGACCGCTGGTTCCAGACCGACGACGAGACGACGCCCGACGAGGCGAAGAAGCCCCCGCTCGGGTACGCCGACGTGAGCGCGACGCGCGCCGCGCAGTCGACCATCAACACCTTCTTCAACCGCAAGGCGAACGTGTCGACGTTCGCTCACGAAGCGTCGCACGCCTACCTCGAGATGCTGGCCGACCTCGCCGCCCGCCCCGACGCCCCTGCGCGCACGCGCGAGACGTGGGCGCTGGCGATGAAGTGGTTGGGCATCCGCGACCGCGTCGAGCTCACCGTGGCCCAGCACGAGAAGTGGGCGCGCTCCTGGGAGGCGTGGCTGCTCGACGGCAAGGCGCCGTCAGCCGGGCTCGCCGGCGTGTTCCAGTCCTTCAAACTCTGGCTCACCAACATCTACCGCTCCATTCGCGGCATCCCCGGCGCCGAGTTCAACGAAGAGGTGCGCACGGTGTTCGAGCGCCTCGTGGCGACGGACGACGAAATCCAGCGCATGGCGAAGAAGCGCGGCCCGCCCCTTGAGGGAAGCGAGCGCCCCGCCGGCATGAGCGACGCCGAGTGGCAAGCGAAGCTCGACGAGCAGCGCACCGCGGTGGCCGAGGCGACCCGCCGCGCCGAGCTCATGGTGCTGAAGTCGCGCCAGCGCACCACCGAGGCATGGTGGAAGGCCGGGCTCGAGAAGGCCCGCGAGCAGGCCGCCGAGGAGTACGAGCGCCTGCCGGCGCGACGTGCGCAGCTCGTGCTGCAGGGCAAACTCCCCGGCCTCCCCGGTGGGCCCCTGAAGTTGGACGCCGAGCGCGTCAACCGCGCAGTGGGCAAGCGCCGCGCGCCCGGCCTGCAGACCGAGGAGGGCGGCACCAACCCCGACCTCGTGGCGGGCATCGCGGGCTACCCCGACGGCGAGTCGATGCTGCGGGACCTCGTCGACCTGCGTCCGAAGGAAGCGTGGGTCGAGTTCCAGGCCGAGTTCTCGATGAATCTCGACCACCCCGACGTGCTCGAGGAGCGCACCGAGTTGCGCAAGGCCATCGACGACGGCCTGCAGGACTACACCGAGAGCCGCATCCTCAACGAGTGGGCCGCGCTCAAGAAGCGCGTGCCGGCGCTGGGTGGCGCGCCGCTCGAGGCCATCAAGTTGGCGGCCGGCAAGGTGGTCGCTACCCGTCCCTTCCGCGCGCTTCACCCCGCCCGGGTGTTGACCGAGCAGCGACAGGCGGCCGAGCGCAAGGCGAAGGCCGGCGTCACGGGCGCGTGGGACAAGGCGGCCGAGGCCGCGCGCGAGGAGGCCCTCAAGGCCGCCCAGTACCGCGAGACGCAGAAGGCCCTCGAGGAGCTCGACGCGCTCGAGAAGCTCACGCACGAGCTCTCCCGCGTGAAGCGCCAGGCAAAGTTGGGCAAGGCCTCACCGCTCTACCGCGACGCGGTCGCGTACCTGCTGCAGTCGGTGGGTGAGATGTCGAGGAGCTCGACGCCCCTCACTGACGCGACTCTGACGGCCGCCGTCGACCAACTCAACGGCGACGCCGTCATCATCGGGGAGCCTGAGTGGCTGGCCCCGGTGCGTGCGGCGCTTGCGCGTGGTGTCGAGCTGCGCTCCCTCACCGTGACCGAGGGTCGGGCGCTCAGCGACGCGCTCAAGCAGTTGGCTGTCGGCGCGCGCCAGCGCAGCGAGGTGTTGCTCGACAACGCGACCACCGACCGCGAGGCCGTGCGTGACGAGGTGCTGCGTGAAATCGCCTCGACGCTTCCCGAGCGCGCGCCGCGCAAGGAGAGGGCGGCGATGTCGCCGGTCGAGAAGGTGATGTCGGCGGCCAACTGGCTGTCGGGCTACCTGCTCTCGCCCATCGACTTGGTGCGCGACCTCACCGGCAACGACATCGAGAGCACGCTCTTCCGCGCCGTCGTACTGCCCCTGCGCCGCGCGAAGCACCGCGAGGCCGACCTGCTGAAGAAGACGGTGGAGCCGGTCGTGAAGTTGTTTGATGCCATGCCCAAGGAGGTGCGCAAGCGGCTGGGTGACGACATTGACGGGGCTGGAATCTTCACTTCGCACGAGGCGGCGTACCGGCCGAGCAAGCGGTTCGAGCTCCTCATGATGGCGCTCAACGTCGGCAACGCCGGCAACCTGCAGCGTCTGCTCGACGGGCGCCGCATCACCGACGACCAGGTGCAGAAGGCACTCGACATGCTCACGCCCGAAGAGGTGGCGTGGGTGCAGAGCGTGTACGACGCCATCGAGTCGCTGAAGGACGAGGCTTTTGCGCTCGAGGAGCGCATGACCGGGCTCAAGCCCGAGGCCGTCACCGCGACGCCGCGCAACCTGAAGGGCGGGGTGCTGCGCGGTGGCTACTTCCCCGCGGTCTACGTGCCGGGCGCGTCGATGCAGGGTGAGCGACAGCAGGCCAACGCGCTCGCCGCGCTGTTCGACCCGACGTACACGCGCGCGTCGACGCCGCACTCGCACCTGAAGCAGCGCGCCGACAAGGTGTCAGCGATGATTTCGCTCGACCCGAACATCATCATGCGCCACTTGGCGCAGACCGTTCACGACATCGCCTTCCGCGAGGCTGTGACCTCAGTCGGTCGGCTGCTGCTCGACGACGGCAGCGCGAAGGAGCTCAACGTCAACCAGGCCATGAAGGACCGGCTCGGCGAGGAGAAGGTCGAGCAGATTCACAAGTGGCTCAAGGACATCGGCGGGGCGACGGGTGCCGACGTGTCGAAGGCCTCGCAGCTCATGACGTGGCTGAAGGGCAACATGGGCCCCGCGCTGCTCGGCTTCAACGCGCCCGTGGCCATCGGCGACCTCGCGTCGTTGGCCGTGGTCCTCACGCCGGCGACCCCGCTCAAGGCGCGGCACCTGGGGGGCGGCATGCTCGAGGCACTCAGCGGCGAGGCCCGCAAGGCGGCGCGCGAGACGTCGGCCGAGTTGCGCGGCATGCAGGACAACATGGTGCGCCAGTTCCGCGAGCAGATGCGCGACGTGCGCACCCCGCCCAGCGCGCTGACGTGGATGCGCGACAACGCCTTCTTCTTCCAAGAGACGGTGGCCCGCCTCATTACGACGCCCATCTGGATGGGTGCGTACAAGCAGGCGCGCGCCGACGGAAAAGAGCATCAGCAGGCCGTCATCTTCGCCGACGACGTGCTGACCGAGACGTTCCCCTCGCACTCCGACGTCGAGCGCGCTGCAGTGCTGCGCGACAAGTCGGCGTTCGGCGCGCTGACGATGTTCTACGGCTACCTGTCGAAGGCCTACCGGAACCAGCACCGCATCCTCGCCCCGCTGCACACGCAGGCCTTCCAGTCGATGGGGCTGCTCGAGAAGGGCGCGACCGCGGGTAAGGTGGCGGCCGGGCTGTTCGCCTTCTACGTGGCGTACCAGGTGCTCGCCGAGCTCGGCATGGGGAAGGGCCCCGAGGCGGGGGACCGAGACGACGAGGAGCCCGAGAGCGACTTGCTCGCGTGGCGCAACTGGCTCATGCGGAAGCTGCTGATCAGCCCGCTGGCCCTCCTCCCGCTCCCGGTGGCGTCTGCGGTCGAGCAGAAGATGCTCGGCAAGCGAGTGTCTGAGCGGGCCTCGCCCCTGGCGAGCTACGTCGCGCTGCTGGCCGATGTCGCCTTCAACTGGGACAAGGAAGTCGGGCAGAAGTTCCTCGACGCCTCGCGCGCCTTGGGCATCGGCTTCGGCTTCCCCGTCGCGCCCATCACGAAGACGGGCGGCTACTTGATTGACCAAGCCAACGAGGAGCCTGAGCCGGGCAACCCCGTCTCGGGCGTCATCTACGGGAAGAAGCGGGCGGCGACTCCCCTCTCGCCTTCCGTTCCGGGTCCGTGACGTGGTCGACCACCAGCACCCAGACCAGCCCTGACCAGACGGCGACCCACCCGCCGTCCCACTCGAGCAGGCGTTGGGCAGCCAGGCCCGTGCCGAGCGTGAGCGCCACGATGGCTGCCCCGTGCTGCCAACCGAAGTGGTGCCCGCAACGCTCGATGCGCATCGGAGCAGCGTCTCGCCCCTCGTGACGCGCCGCAACGGAACGACCGTTCAGGTCGGACCAACTCCCAGCAAACGCGCAGCGTGGGCGCATGACGGTGCCCTCGGAAACCACGCGGTCGACGTACTCGGGAAGCGGCGTCACCACCGTCTTCTCGACGGGCTTCTACTTCCAGACCAACGAGCAGGTGCGCGTGCGCGTGACGCCCTCGGGCGGCGTCGAGGCCATCGCGGTCGAGGGCGTCGACTACACGGTGACGCGCCCGACGCTGGGGAGCGGAGCGCCCGGCAGCGTCACCTTCACCGTGGCGCCGCCCAACCTGGCGGCCATCATCATCGAGCGGGTGGTTGACCTCGAGCAGAACCTCTCGCTGCGCACCGTGGGCACCTTCAGCCCGGCGGTCCACGAGGACAAGTTCGACGAGCTCACGTTCCAGGTGCAGCAGGTGAAGCGCGACCTCGACGACGTCGTGCTGGGCAGCTCGAGCGCGAACATCGCCGCCGGCAGCGGACTCACCTCGACGGGCTCTTCGCCTGTCACGCTGCACGTCGGCGCAGGCGACGGCGTCATCGTCAATGCCGACGACATCGAGCTCGACTACGGCGTCGGCGCCTCGATGAACGTGGTGGCGTCCGACGCACTCGGCGCGGCCAACGAAGGCTCGAGCCCCCAGGCGGCGAGAATCGACCACCAGCACATGGCGCTGACGGCCATCGCGGGAACCATCGCAGTCGGTGACTCGGCCAGTCAGGGCGCAGCGTTCAGTCTTTCGCGCTCCGACCACCGACACGCGCTTCCGGCACCGGCCGCTCCGGCCGACGTGACGAAGGCCGCGGCCTCTGCCGGCGCTTCCACCACCGTCGCGCGGGCCGACCACAAGCACGACGTCTCGACGGCTGCGGCGGTGGCGCTCACGGACTCGACCAACGCCGAGGGCGTCGCGACGTCGCTCGCGCGCAGCGACCACACACACGCGCACGGCAACCGCGGCGGCGGGACGCTGCACGCGAACGCCGTTTCGGGTGGGGCCGCGGGCTTCATGACGGGCGCCGACAAGGCGCTCCTCGATGCGCTGACCGAAACGCGCACGCATGTGAATGCGGACTCGTTCGGTTCTCCCACGAGCCTGAACCACGACACCGACACCGTGCTGGTCTTCAATCAGGAGACCCTGGACACCCGCGGCGAGTATGACCCGACCACGGGCGTTTTCACCGCACAGAAGGCCGGCATCTACCACGTGACCGCCCGCGCTCACCTGAACCACACGGCCGCGCAGTCGCAGTTCTTCCGCATCGAGCTGCAGAAGAACGGGGTCACGCTGGCTCCCGGAGGGGCTGCGCACCAAGGGTTCTCCGACTTCAGCGACCAGAACTGCACTCGAGTCATCGCGGCCACGGTTCAACTCGCGGTGTCCGACACGCTGCGCATTGTGGGCCGTCAGACGAACTCGGCCTCTGCGGCCCGAAGCCTGAGCGGCGAATACGGACGCAACGGGCTGACCATCGACAGGATGGTCTGACGCTCATGATCAACATCGTCCGCCAGCCCTACGTCGTCAACCCGACCCCCACCGACGTGGTGACGGTCAACGTGCGTGACGAGCGCGTGCTCTCCGGCATCGTGAAGAACACCGACGGCAGCCAGACGGTCGACGGCGTGGTGTTGGCGCGCGCCTTCCAGGGCGACGACGAAGGGCAGAGCACCTTCGGCGACCTCGCCGGCATCGGCCCAGGCGAGGCGCGGCCCTTCACCATACGCACCGACTGCTTCGACGAGCTCGTCTTCCGCTTCACCGCGAGCGGCGCCGGGCTCACCATCAACCTCTCGCTGCGCGGTGACGGAGGCCGACGATGACGCTCGCCCTTCTGCTCGTGCTCGGCCAGTGGAGCGGCGGCTCGAGCGAGCTCAACCTGAACCAGCAACCCGTGCTCTGCATGGACGAGGGCGCGTACTGCAGCGCGACCCGGCGACGCACGTTCGAGGTGAACTGCTCGGGCGCCGGCATCACCTGCACCCAGACGGCCGGGCGCATGACACTGACGGTGCCGGGCGGCGGCGCCGGCGGCGGCGGGGCACCCCTCGACGGCGGCTACCTCACCCTCACCGCGGGCTCGACGGGCAGCTCGAACGAGCGCGTGCTCACTGCCGGCAGCAACATCTCCATCACGCCGAGCGCCGGCATCGCCACGGTGGCAGTGACGGGCACGGTGCCCAGCGCGACGACGGCGACGACGGCGTCGGCTCTCGTCACCAACCCCAGCGATTGCACCGCCGGCCAGTACGCCACCACCATCGACACGGGCGCCAACCTCACCTGCGCGCAGGTGGCCTACTCGCAGCTCTCGGGCACCCCGACAATTCCGGCGGACGTGTCGGCGGCCTCGTACATCACCCGCGTGGCCGAGGCAGGACTCTCAAACGAGACGGCCATGGGCGCGCTCGGCACGGGCCTCGTTGTCAACACCACTACCACGGGCGTGCCGACCATCTACGCGGGCACCTCGTGCACCAACCAGTTCCCCCGCTCGCTCAACGCCAGCGGCGCGGCGACGTGCGCCACGGTGGCGTTGTCCACCGACACGTCTGGCACGCTGGCGGTAGGCCGCGGCGGCACCGGGCAGACGACCATCACCACGAACCAGGTGTACGTCGGCACGGCGCTCGACACGCTGGCGGCGAAGACGTTGCCGAGTTGCTCGACCAACAGCACCGACAAGTTACTCTACGACAGCGCCACGCAGACTTGGAGTTGCGGCACCGACCAGGGTGGCGCTGGCTCGGGCCTCTCTTTCGCCGAAGTCGCGGCTGCCAACCTTGCTGGAGCCTTCTGATGCGTCGTCTTTCTCTTCTTGCACTGCTGCTGCTCTCGACCCTTGCTCCGGCCATCACGCTCGAGGGCTCCACCGATTCGCTTGAGGTGGTGACAGCCGGCTCGTCCATCAGCATCGACTACGCCTTGGTGTACGCCAACGTGACGGCCACTGCGCTGACAACGCCTGGCACATCCGTCGGGCAAATCACCTCCGCGACCACGACGACGGTGCTGGCTGCGCCGTCGGCGGCGAACTGGCGACACATCAAGTCGCTGAACCTCGAGAACTCGGGGACGGTCGCCGTGACGGTGACTGTACAAATCGACCGCAGCGCCTCCAACCGCATCATCTTCTCGTGCACGCTGAGCCCGTCCGAGCACCTGGTGAAGAGCGGCGACAGCGACTTCCATGTCTACACCGCGTCCGGCGCAGCGAAGGCTGACACCGGCAGCGCGTCGTACAGCGGGCGCGCGCTCAGCTTCAGCAAGATCGGCACCGCCATCGACACGGTGGGCTACCACTACGCCTTCTTCAAGGACACCGGCTTCCCCGGCGCCAACGCCTTCGGCACGCCCGGCGTGAACGGTGCGACCCTCGACTGCTCGACGGCGGCGGGCGCCGTGGTCGCGGGCTCGCACATCCTCCCGAACCCTGCTTCGGGCGGCTGGTACTTGCAGCGGTACGGACTGGTTTCGTCGGTCGCGAACACCTACGAGGCCGTGGACCTGCTCTGGTACAACACCGGCCTCACCGTCACGACCACGACGCTCCAAGCCATCACCTCGGGCGCGATGCCAGCGCGCGACCTGAACGGCACGACCAACGGTGAGGGCTACCAGATTGCGCTCTACGCCCTGACGGCGCTCGGCAACGCGGCGGCGGTGGCCAACACCACGGTGACCTACACCAACAGCGCGGGCACGGGCTCACGCACGGCGACGTTCAGCGGGTCCGTGGGTTTTCAGGCTCCCGCCACTCCGGTCATCGGGACGTGGATGCCCTTCACGCTTCAGGCGGGCGACACGGGCGTCCAGTCGATTCAGGGCATCACGCTCGGCACCACATACACCTCTGGCACCATGAGCCTCATCGTCTACCGCCCGTTGGCCATGACGGGCGTGACCACGGCGAACTTTCCCAGCGGCGACCTGACGGGCGCGAACATGATCATGCAGCCCGGCGTGCGCCTCTGGAATGGCACCTGCCTCGCGACCATCGCGAAGGGCGCGGTCGCCACCACAGCCCCGCTGCTCTACAGCGGCATCTACGACGTGATGGAGCGTTGACCATGGACCTGACCCTCGGCCTTTCTCTCGCCGCCCTTGCCGTCTCTCTCCTGGCCGCCGGCGTCTCGCTCGCGCGCCGGAAGAACCACGTCGTCGAGGGGCTGCGCTCCGAACTCGACCTCGCGCTGGCCGAGAACAAACGGGCGCTCGAGGAGAACGGTCGGCTGGTGGCCGAGCTCCACGACGCGAAGGTGAAGCTCTCGCCCGAGAAACTCGAGGAGCACGCGCGCATGGCCGTGGCCTACGCTGAGCAGCTCGGCGGCGACGGACCCACGAAGCTGCGCACCGCCCTGGCGGCCTCGATTCGGCTCGACCGCGACGCGAACGGCCGACAGGACTGGACCGACGCGCAGCACAGAATCGCCATCGAGGCCGTGCTGCAGCGGCGCTGAGTCGGACCAACTCCCAGCATCGGCCGACTCTGGCCGCATGCGAAAGCTCGGCCTCGCCCTCCTGCTCTTCCCGATGCTGGCGCTGGCCGCCGGCCTCGCGCTCGACACCAACGTCCGCACCGAGTTCACCGACTGCGCCAGCGGCGGCAGTTCGGCCGGTGTGCTGGTGCGTGACACGCAGTACCTGATGCGCGTCACCGACGCCGACGTCTTCGTCTGCTTCGCCGCGTCGGGCTCGACGTGCGCGGCGGGCGGCGAGAAGTTCCCCGCGGGCACCGTCGTGCTGGTGACCATCACCGGGAACCAGGTGAGCGCGTCGTGCCGCAGCTCGGCCTCGACAGGGGACGTCATCTTCACGCGGGTGCAGTGATGCTGACGCTGCTGCTACTCGCGCAGCTAATGCCGGCCAACCCGGAAGGGCCCATCTTCACCAACCCAAGCTCCATGGGCGCCACGGCGTTCTTTGAGCTGTTTCCCTCGAGCGGCCGCGGCACCGCCGGGCCGTGCTCGACCACCGCTCCTACGGGGGCGAAGGGCGAGACGCTGACCTTCGGTCGTCCGTCCAATGGCACCTGCACGAAGACCGCGGCGGGCGGGCTCTCGACGACGGGCATCGCCAACGGCGACCTCGTGGTGCTCTCGAGCAACCAGCCCCGCGTCGAGTACGACAACGGCGGGACGCTGGGCCTGCTGGTCGAGAGCAGCCGCACCAACTACGCGCTCCGCAGCTCGGAGATCGGCGTCACCGCCCCGTGGGTGACCACCAACAACATCGGTGCCCCGACCGTCACGGCGAACGCCTGCACGGCGCCCGACGGCACGCTGACGGCCACGCGCGTCCAGTTCCCGGCGACGAACGCGGGCTCGCAGTATTCCGTCGTTCGGCAGAACCTCTCGACGTTGGTGGCGGGTCGAGCCTCGATCTTCATGCGCTCCTACCCGGACGCCGGCACGCAGAGCACGTACATCAACGACGGCAGCGTGGGCTCGCGACCCGTGACGAAATGCACGGTGACGGAAGCCTCGTGGTCGCGCTGCGAGGTGAGCTGGTCGGCCGCCGCCGGCGACTTCGACATCGGCCCCAACACGTACATGACGGGCCAGGACACCGTTCAGCCGACCGCCGACGTGTGCGTGTGGGGTTCCCAGGCCGAGCCGGGCAACTACGTCACGAGCTACATCCCGACGACCAACGCATCCGTCGCGCGCAGTGCGGAAACCGCAGAGGTGCTGAGTCTGATGCCGAGCAACACGACGCGCAGCCTGGCGTTCACGTTGTCACCGGTGCCGGGCATGGCATGGGGCGGCTCGGGCGGCACCGTTCAGTGGAGCGGTGGTGCTTCCGGCGCTGCGCTCACCGACCCCTACTTCTGGCCCTACAGCAACGGGGGCAAGATCAACCTGGAGACGCGCACGACGGGGCGCCCGT